TTCTACAGCAAGTATTTTCAAATTAACAATTGTAGATGGCTCTACAACAACAACTAAATATATTAAACCAAGCATGTTTAAAACTGCCAATGGTTACACAACTCTTGGTACTGCTGTTGAAAACACTTCTGGTACTCTTAAAGTTACTCTAAGCATTTCAACAGCATTAGCAAGTCAGACTGCTTGTGTAGATTATTTAGCTATTACTCCTGCAATGGTTGGAGTTGCATCAATTGCGTAAGGAGGTGAATATGTATGGCTGATACTATAGTAACGGCTGAAAAGCTAAATGAAATAAAAACGAAACTAAATAATGAATTAAAAAATAGAAGAACGTATACGAATCACGGAATTAATGTTACTCAGTATCAAGGTTCTGCCTGGGACTTTACTGCTAATTCTGGTCGTGAAGTAACAAACGATCAATTACATAAACTGATTGATCCTATGTTACAAATAAATGATTTTATGCAGGACAATACTCTGATTGGGGATAAGCCTACATCTATCCCTAATTTAGATACTGTAGAAGCATTTGTAGACAATCTTACTACTAAAAGTCAGACAAGTTCTGATTCTGGATGTCGTGGTTCTTGTGCGGGATTGTGTTATGGCGCTTGTTATTCTGGATGTACTGGTTGTAGTTCTTGCAGTGGCAATTGTTGGAATTCCTGCGGTGATGGATGCGACGGATGTTCTGGATCATGCAGCGGATGTTCTGGATGCTCTACTTCTTGCAGTGGATGCAGCTCTGGATGTACTGGAACATGCGATAGTAGCTGTAGCGGTGGTTGTAGCGGCGGTTGTTCTGGATGTAATGGATGTTCAGGATGTACTGCTAACTGTAGCGGTTCTTGTGGTGGTTCTTCATGTACTGGCTGTGGTAGTGGTTGTACAGGACAATGTGGTGCGAGTTCTACTGGTGGTTCTTGTAAAAATAACTGTTCCTCTGGATGCACTGCTTCATGTGGACAATGTTCTGGATGTTCAGGTGGTTGTATGGGAAGTTGTAGTTCTTGCAGTTCTTGTTCTGGTGGTTGTTCTGGTGGGTGTGACGGTTGCAGTGGTTGTGGTGGATGTAGCGGTAGTTGCAGAGGCTGCTCTGGATGTGGTAGTGGCTGTGAATCTGGTTGTAGTAGCGATTGTCAAGCTGGATGCTCTGGAGTTTGTCAATCTGGCTGTGCTTCATCTTGTCAAGGTTGTTCTGGATCATGTTCTGCGGGGTGTTCTGGTTGTGGTTCTTGTGACGCTTCCTGTTCTACAAACTGCTCTTCTACTTGCGGTACCACATGCTCAGGAACTTGTTTTGGAGCAGCTAAGTCTTCATGATTTGGCTGCTTTTTAGATTAAATGAATAAATGGAGGAAATTTATATGAGAAATTTAAAAATTGATATTGCCGAAGATATTGTAAGTAAAATTCAAAGAATTCATTCTGAGACAGAAGCTAGAATGTTACTGTTAAATAGATTAATGGAAACGCATAAAGACGATGCAAGTTTTATTGACTCTGCTCTTTTTAAAAAATATCATGAGGAATATGTAACTATGTCCACTGCTTTCGATGAAGCAAAACATGTGTTAGAAGCTGACTATATCCCTAAATATTTACAGGACCATCAGCTTAACTGGAATCTGGATTATGCAACTTGTCAGCTTAATGTGGACATCTTATGTGATTGTGACATTCCAGAATTAAATTAAGGGGTGCTATATATGGTATCACGTAATTATAGAAAAGGAATGCAGTTTACCGACACTATTGCTCACTTATATCCTGAGTTGACCGAAAGAGCAAAAGATGCTGGGTATAAAAGACCTTTAACACAGAGTTTGACGTTCCAAGTAACTGACGATTGTAATCTTGCATGTACTTATTGTTATCAGACTTGCAAAGGGAAACGTCGAATGTCATTTGAAACAGCAAAAAAAGCTGTAGATATGTTACTTACTGGAGATAAGGGAATGTCTGAATACATCAATCCTATTTCTTCTCCAGGAGTGATTATTGAGTTTATCGGTGGCGAACCATTCCTTGAAGTTGAATTGATTCAGCAAATCTATGAATATTTTCTTGATCGTGCAATAGAGCTTAATCATCCGTGGGCAACTTTACATAGAATCTCTATTTGTTCTAATGGAATTTTATATTTTGATCCCAAAGTACAGGAATTTTTAAATAAGTATAAATACAACCTCAGTTTTTCAGTGACTGTTGATGGCAATAAAGAATTGCATGATGCATGTAGGGTGTTTCCTGACGGGAGATCAAGTTATGATCTTGCCGTGGCTGCTGCTAAAGATTGGATGGATAAAGGCGGAGTTATGGGAAGCAAGATTACTATTGCTCCAGGCAATGTTATGCATTTATACGAAGCTCTCACTCATATGGTTGAACTTGGGTATGACGATATAAATGCAAACTGTGTATATGAAAAAGGCTGGGCTACAACTCATGCAGTAGTTTTGTATGCAGAAATGAAACGAGTTGCTGATTATTTTTTAGACACTGACTTGAATTTCTTAGATGGAAGCTTCAGATGTTCTCTGTACGAAAATAATTTCTTCCATCCGAAGGAGTCTACTGATCTACAGAATTGGTGTGGCGGGAATGGAGTCATGTTATCTGTCGATCCTGATGGAGTTTTTTATCCTTGTATCAGATATATGGAATCATCCTTAAATGGTGAACAAGAGCCTTATAGCATCGGAGATGTAGATGATGGACTTTGTGCTCATGACTGTGAAAAATGTCGTGTTGCAGCATTAAAAAAGGTTGACCGTAAAACCCAAAGCACTGATGAATGTTTCAATTGCCCAATTGCAGAGGGTTGTAGCTGGTGTACTGCATATAACTATCAGGTATTTGGAACTCCAGATGCACGTGCAACTTATATTTGCATCATGCATAAGGCTCGTGCTCTTGGTAATGCATACTTTTGGAATAAATATTACAGAAAACATAATATGTCTACAAGAATGAAAATGCATATTCCTGATGAATGGGCTTTGGAAATCATAAGTCAATCTGAACTGGATATGTTAAAAGAATTATCAAAGGAGGATGCTTAAATGAAACTTATTTTAAAAGACAAACAGGAAATTGAAATTTCCAATACAAATATTAATTATAACACTAATTTAAGTGAAGATGAGCGTAGAAGTATTACTTTTGTTTTAGATGAACCAACAATTACTACCGATGAATTAATTGCTATGCTCACAAGAGATAATCTTGGTACAATCCAGATTGTTTCTGCAACAAAAACTGTTGAAAAACAAAATTTGAAACTTATTACTGTATCTGAAAATATTACAGATGATCATTACAGAATTGAAATAAGACTTTCTACAAAATAATAGAGAGGGCGGTTAGCCTTCTCTTTTTTTAATATCCATAGTCTATATTTACATTTCTATTTCAAGAACAATTAGTTCTTATCTTTAATTCACATCTACAAAGGAGGCTTGATATTATGGCAGAAATCAAAGGCATTGATGTTTCCAGATGGAACGGAAAAATCGATTGGAAAACTGTTGCTAATTACGGTATGGGCTTTGCTATCTTAAGAATCGCTGAAAAAGGAAATATTGTTGATAGCACATTCGAACCTAATTATAAAGGCTGCATTGAAAATAAAATTCCTGTTGGAGTCTATAAATACAGCTATGCTACTACTATTGCTCAAATTGAAAATGAAGCAAATGTAGTTATTAAAACATTGAATAAAAGAAAACTGGATTATCCAGTGTTTCTTGATATAGAGGATAAATGTCAGGAGAATTTATCTGACAGTTTAATGATGAAAATGATCGAAGCGTTTAGATCGATCATAATTAAAGCTGGATATAAATTTGGTATTTACTGTGGTTATTCTTGGTATCAGAACCAGTTACCAGAAAGTGCTAAAAAGTACGATTGCTGGGTTGCTCGATATCCTAATAATGATACCGGTGAATTACAGGAAAGATTAAGAGTTCCTGCTTCTACTGGTGTTATTGGATGGCAATACTCTAGTAAGGCAACCATTCCTGGTATTCCAACAAAAACCGATCGAAGTGTATTCTATAAAGACTGTTCCAAATCTTCTACTACTTCTACAGACTCTCCCAAACCAACAACTACACAAGGAAGTGATACTATGAATAAAGATAAAGCTATTGATGCTCTCATTGCTACTGCTCAAACGGAAATTGGATATATGGAAAAGAAATCTAATTCTCAGCTTGATGATAAGACTGCGAATGCAGGATATAATAACTACACTAAATACTGGAGAGACGTATATCCTCAGTATCAGGCACAGGCTTGGTGCGCTGCATTTGTGAGCTGGTGTATGATGAAAACATTCGGTCTTGATGTAGCTAAAAAACTCCTTAAACATTGGCCTTATGTATACTGTCCTACTCTTGGAAATCTCTTCACAAAGTATGCAAATCCACAGCGAGGAGACATTGTAATCTTCTATCGTAATGGCACATTCGCTCATACTGGATTAGTAACAAAAGTCGAAGGAGATAAATTTTATACTATTGAAGGTAACACTTCAGGAGGCTCTTCTATTGTTCCAAATGGTGGTGGAGTTTATGCTAAGAGTTATTATAATTCAAATCTCCCTGGAACAAAATTCTGTCGTCCAGATTATTCTATTGTCAAATCAATTATGAACTCATCTTCTACTTCAAAACCATCACAAACAACCTACAACAAATGGGTAGGTGCAGCCACAAAAGATGGCACAGATGTATTCGCAAATGCTACAGGAACATCAAAATTATCTACATATCCAAAGCTAAATAAAGGTAATTTAGTAGACGTAATTGGTGTATCTGGAACACGTTATCAAGTGAAAATTGCAGATCAATTTGTAGGTTATGTTGAGAAAATTAATATTAAAGATCCTAATGCAGTTGTTACAAAACCTAGTGCTTCTACAAGTAAACCTGCAAATAAAACTAAATATCCATTTGTAGGAGAAGTAACCGCATCTGAATTAAATGTGCGTACTGGTGCAGGAACAAATTATGGTAAATTATCATCCTATCCAATTCTTAAAAGAGGGAACTTAGTAGATGTATTAAAAGCCAAAAAAGATACATCTGGAAATAAATGGTATCAAATTAGAATTGCAGGTAAATATACAGGTTATGTTTCTGCTCAGTACATTAAGAAGAAATAATTCTAGCTTTTTGCGGAAAGGATTGAGGATAATGAGATGATTGGTACATTAAATGAGATAAATTCACAGGGGATATTTACAATTATCCTCTGTGTAGTATTAGTGCTTCTATTAATCGTAGAAGGCACTAAATTATGGAAAGGAACGCTCGAATCACTTGACTTGAAGTCTGGTAAGGAATTAAGAGAAAATGCCTTAAATGAACGATTAAGTGCGTTAGAAAATGAGTTAGGAAATGTCAAGAAAACATTTCTGAATAATCAAGAAATATATCATGGACAGAGCATTGAAATTCGTAACAATCTGCAAGAAAATCAAGAGAACTTGAGTAAGCAAATGACGGAACTCAAGCAACTATTTATCAACAAAGAAATTGACGATATGCGTTGGGAAATGTTAGATTTTGCAAGTGCGATTATGAATCACCGTAGATGTAGTAAAGAACAATACGATCATGTTATTGATATTTATGGGAAATATGAAGAAATTCTTAGACAAAATAAAATGGAGAATGGTCGAGTAACATCTTCTATGGAATTTGTAAATGATAAATATAAAAAATTAATGAGTGTTGGGTTTGACCACGATAAATTAGAAGAATAAATAATTACAGGGTAATCAGATTAATTTCTGGTTACCCTATTTTTTACGTCTGTGAATTGTAAATAAAATAATACCCCACAGTATGATTTCTCACACCATGAGGTATTATATATCGTTTGGACATTAATAGAACTCTTTATAGTTCTACTGCGACATCAATGATTGCGTCAGACCATTGATTCTTACGCAAGTATTTACCAATAGACTTTCTGTAATCTTGTGCCATTTTATAAGTAATAACGAAATTTAAGTTAATTATTTCGCCTTTGTTTCTGCGATAGCTGCCTGTGCTGCTGCAAGACGAGCGATCGGTACACGGAATGGTGAGCAGGATACATAGTTAAGACCGATCTTGTGGCAGAATTCTACAGAAGACGGATCTCCACCATGCTCGCCGCAGATACCTACGTGAAGGTTCGGGTTAACCGGTTTGCCGAGTTCGATAGCCATCTTCATCAGCTTGCCAACGCCAACCTGATCCAGTTTTGCAAATGGATCGTTCTCGAAGATCTTAGCGTCATAGTATGCGTTGAGGAATTTACCTGCATCATCACGGGAGAAGCCATATGTCATCTGAGTAAGGTCGTTTGTACCGAAGCAGAAGAAGTCTGCTTCTTTAGCGATCTCATCAGCTGTAAGAGCTGCTCTCGGGATCTCGATCATTGTACC